TCTAAGTACGGCTTCATTGTTCACTCCGTAATCTGTTAGCTACTAGCGTAAAATAACCTGCCCCGTCGTCCCACGCGTCAATGTGATCTTTTGCGCCGCAAAGAATACGCCCAATTTTATGCACTACCATTTCAAGAGCTTCTTTTTGGTCCATATCTAAATCAGGCCAATTGGGCGAGTCTACTAATGTAGCTTTTAATGTTTGCACTGTATATGCAGTCACTTCAAAGCTTCCATGCGTCTTAGCGCGTTCGTTTAGAATTTCATCAAGCGTAGCCATTATTTAGCTGCTTTCTTAATATCGTTACGATACCAAGCAAGACTAGCTACTGTAGTTTTAGCTGCAGGCCATTTTGCAATGACAGCCTCAAGAATCTCTTTATTTGTTTTGCCAGCATTGATTTGCGCAACACAAAAAGCGCCAATACCAAGTCCACGAGGTTTTGGTTCTGTTACTGGTTTTGCTGCTTTAACTTTTGCCGCTTTTTCAGCTTTCTTTTCAGCTGTGGCAAGTTGGGCTGATGTTGGAGTACTAGCTTTAGCTAGTAGTGACTTTACTTCTTTTGAAACTTCATTATTATCTGACATAATAATATCCTTTAAATTTAAAATTGCTTGCTCATTAAAAACATAGCCTCTAATTGCAGCGGACAGAAATTTAACCGCTGCCTCAGTAGCGCTATAGCTCATTTGTATACTGTACTCTTTATTGAAAGCGCTAGTTGGCATTTTTTCGTTTACTACGCCAACCGCGCGTACTGCTAAGAACTGCGTTACTTTAGGCGTTTGAGCTATAACAATAGCTACATGCCTGTTGTGAGTGCAAACCACTTGATATTGCATTTTAACCTCCATAGTCAATCTGTTAACTTCATTGCGAAGTCAATTCAGATGATAAATAATTATAGCACTACTACATAGTTATGTACACTTTATTACTTCCAATACTCACCAAGGGCAGCAAGTAAGCTAGTTTGCTGCTTATCTTTCTTGTTGATAATACTTAGCACTGCGTAATCAACCGTTTTTTCTGCCAATATATGATAAACGAACACGGGTTTCTCTTGCCCTTGTCGGTAAAGCCTGGCGATTGCCTGCTCATAAGTTTCAAGACTATACGTCAATGTAAACCAGCACATTGCAGAACCGCCTGCCTGTAGATTAAGGCCATGTGAGATTGCAGCACTTTGGGCAAGCAGTAACGGTATCTCACCTTTATTCCAAGCAACCATGATCTTAGCACTAGCAATCTGTGACATACCACCACTAATAGTAGGTACTTTGCCCCCAAAGTGCTTATTAATCATATCAGCTTCATGCTGGTACTCATAAAAGACAAGCAAGGTTTGCCCTTCAAGCTCTTCAATAAGATCTTCAAGTGCTTCGAGCTTAGCATTATGAATATGGTGCACCGTACGGTTGCCGCTAGGATCATCAGAGCTATACACTGAGCCCCCTGCAATTTGGCGGCACTTACCAATAGCAACTGCAGCATTGACAGCAGTCACTTTACCCTCATCAATTTCAAGCTTTAGCTTTTTCTCCATTGAAATATATTGCTGCATTGCCTCATCGGGCAGATTGACAACAATATTAGTCTTGATTAGCTTAGGCATATCAAGATAATCCTCGGCCGACATTTGCAGTACTCTTGGGGCAACGGCTGCATGAATTTCGGTCTCAGCACCAGGTCTGAGTACCCACTCATAGCCTCCAAACCCTGTCTGCATAAAGTATTTAGCTTTATACGCTGTGATATATGGGCCAAAAGTAGCCCCTGTGTCCATACAGTATACTTGGCCGTATAAGTCTAATAATGAATTTGCGGCAGGCGAGCCTGTTAAAATATAGCGTCGTGCAAACTTACCCAGCATCTTTTTAAGTGTCTTAAAACGCTGCGTGGCAGTAGACTTCATTTTTGAAGACTCATCAATCACAAGCATATTAAATGGGAAGTCACCTTTTTTAGTGGCTGACTCTAACCATTTAAGGCCTTCGTAATTCATCACATAGACATCATGCGCTTCATTAAGCACTTTGTCTTTATCTTTACCATGCATAATACCAATAGATAAATGACTGAAGTCGTCCCATTTGGTAACTTCAGCAGGCCAAGTAGAGTAGCATACCCTTAAAGGTGCAAGTATCAGTACTTTATTCACCATACCTAGCTTTTTTAGCGCTGTAATAACTGCTAAGATACAGCTAGTCTTTCCTAAACCTGGGGCCATGAATAGCCCTGCGCATGCACGCTCAAGGCAGAATTTAATTGCTTTTTCTTGGTAACCCCATAATTTAAGCTGCATTTATTACGTCCTTAGGTAATTGTTTTACGTACTGCTCACCAAAATACTGCGCCACAGCTTGCTGACGCGCTTTGAAAGCTTCTTCTAAAGTTGTATACGTACCGAGCCTAATTTCTATTGGTTTTTGTGCAGCTAAAGTACCTGGCTATTTAAGAACTAGCATAGCCTCTTCAACTGAATAACAAACAAATACACTTTGTTTTTGTGCTTTAAGCTCTGCGATCTTAGTTTTTTGGCCTTCTGATAATACGCCACCTTTACGCTTAAACTCTATCCAAATTACTTTGCCGTCTTTTGCTAAAAATAGTCTATCAGGCCAAGATCTCTGGCCTAAGCCATTTATCTTTAGGCACATATACCCTAGCGCTTTAGCTTTTTTAACTGCTGCAGCCTCAATTGCTTTCTCAAGCATTATTCTACTGCTTTAAGAATTTTAGCGCTATACACATGCAAAACACCTCTATCATCCTCAACTACTAAGCGCTCAACACCTGATAACTTTTGAAAGACACTAACTACATGCCCCACAAAAGTATAATCGCCACCTACTTTTTCAACTAAATCACCAATTTTAAACATATTACTCTCCTAAATATGCGCTTGCGTTTTGCAGAAGCCTTATATTATCTTTTGCTAGGTCAAGCTTTCCTAATGTCCACACGCGCAGCCCCACCAATGATAAATATTTAATAATAGTGTTATATCAGCTATTACTGCTAAAAATATAAGTATTTTATTCTGCATATTAATACGAGCATGGTCCATTGTTTGCTTTCCTAAAGTGGCACCAATTACAAAACTTGTTTGGGCGCTCTGCGAATAATGTATCAACAAACATTGGTGTTACTTTTAATTCCCATTTCTTTTTCAAGTCTGGCACCATAGCATGTGTAAAGCTATCTGTTTTAGTACCAACATGCGCACCGCTATCTAAAAACCATAATTCTGCTGACACCCCTGTAATATCGGGGTACATAATTAATGCTGCCAAGGCATAAAGCTCTAACTGCTGCTCATAGGCATCATTATCATCAGGCTTGTACTTGCCCGTTTTAAAGTCAATGATACGTATAACACCATCAACAACCGCCATCGCATCAATTTTAATGCGGCACCAGGCATCTTTATCAAACCACCCTGTAATACCCCAGTCTTTATTAAAAGTAACCTCAAGTTCAGCTTGCGCATTGGCGTTATGCAGGTCAATAAACTCAGTAGCCATTAATGATAAATTTTGAGGCACTACTATATCCGTACCCTTTAAATAATTTTCAGCCTCTTTATGTATTGCGGCGCCACGCGCCATGGCCGGTGACTGTGGCTCTTTAATACGGTCAATGGCAGTTAACTTAAATTTGAATGGGCATTGTGTGTAAGTGTTTAGACGGCTAATAGACCATGCCGTTACGCTATTACCAATGGGTGCTTTACTTTTTACCTCTATTTTAGACATTATAATCCTTAAGTTTCAGCAAAATTAAAGCCTCTTGCTTCGGTTGATATTATTTTATATTCAAGCACATCTTGGAAGCTATTATTCATAGCGTGCTCTAAAATTGCGGCTTCAGTGTCTTGGTGCTCAATTGGGCACTCAATTACAATTTCATCATGTACGCTTAGCACAATATGCCCATACTTTGTATGCTTGGCGTAGTAGTTTAGCGCTTCCTTAGACTGATCTGCTGCAGACCCTTGAATAAGATAGTTTGTCAGCTTGTACGCAAAAGTTCGCAGCTGCCCGCCTATTACTTTTGGTGTTTCAGCATAATAACGACGACCGCCCAAAGTAGTGAGATAATCATTGCTATTCCCTCTTGACTTTAACTCATTTTGTAAGTCATTGATCTCAGGCAGCGCTTTTAAGTATTGCTGCTTAATACTTTTAGCCTCACCAACACTAACGCCTAAGCTTTGCGCAATCTTTTCAACGCCAGCGCCATACAATACTGCAAAACCCAGCGTCTTGGCAACTTTACGCGAAATATTTGCAATACTAGCTGCAATCATATGGACGTCAGACTCTGGCTCTTTTTGTAATATTTCAAGTAACTTACCGCCCGCAAAGTGTGCCAATAGCCGCAATTCTTGTGCTGAGTAATCCCGCGCAATAAATATGTTACCTTCATCAGGTATAATATAACTTCGTACTGATGGGAACTTAAATGCAGCAGTATAGTTTAGCTTCTTTAGCGTACCTTTAAGCTGCTCCCACTCAACCGGAATTGCCTGGAAGTTTGGCGATGACGATATACGCCCAGTTCTAGCACCAGTATCTGAGTAATTGCGCACTTGGTTCCAGCGGACATATAGCCTGCCTGTATCTTTAGCCAGTAAGTACCAAGGCTCTAAGAATGTACGTAAGGTAGTAGCTATTGCACGGCGGCTAAGAATATGGCCTAGTAACTTAGGGTCGGAGATTGCCTCAATAATTGAGTCTTTAGCAACTGAGCGGTTACCCTTTTCAGTCAGCGCAAAGCCATTACCTGCAAGACCTTTGGCTTCAATAGCATCAGCTAACTCATCGCCTGAGTCAATATCAACTTCACCAACAACAGATTTAATTTCACAGTCAAGCTTAGCTAGTACATCTTGATAGTATGTAATATCTTTAGCTAACTGTTCAACTGCAATACGTATGCCTCGCTTCTCCATTGCATGGATATGCGGCATTAAACGTAGTTCGCGATAGTACGGAGTTTTAATTTCAGGCGTGAATAGCTTCTCAAATACTTGCCCTGTCCGCTCAACGTCACCAACGGCGTATGTACCAACTAAGTCACCAGGCGCCATAGCAATATATGCTCCCCAATCTTTTTGGTTTTTCTTAGTAACACCATTGTCTACTAGCCAATCACGTACAGCTTCTTGCTCATCTGGCGGAAGGTTTAATAACTTTGCGGCTAAAGGCTTAAGACTAAGCTCGCCGTGAGCATCAGTCAGAAAAGCCAGGACCATGGTATCATGCCAGCGTGGCCACTCTACTTTTAGCCCCATCTTTTCTTCAGTGATTGCAGCTTCAAACATTAGATTATGCGCCACGAACTCGGCACCGGGTGTTTCAAGTGCTGCTTTTAGTGCTGCTTTACCTTCTTCAAACGTGCAGTTATTACCTACTGGATGACCCCAGGCATAATACTTACCAACACCATTAATTCTAATAGCAACACCCACAGGTTCTGGGGGGTAAGCGGGTCTACTCGCAATAGCATGCGTTTCGTAGTCAATTTCAATATACATACAACCTTTCAAAGCGCTATAACAGCGCCT